CTTCGAGCGGGTGTAACCGTCGTCGATGAACAGGGCCATGAGAGCCTCGATCGAGGGGTGAGGGGAACCATCCGGAATTTCCGGATGGTTGGGGTGGTCAGGAGTTCGCCGAGTGCAGCGTCGTCACCAGCTCGAGCGTCGACCCGGTCTTCCGCGCGACGCCCCGCCAGGGGAGGTCCAGAATCCCCCGCTGGCCGAACGGCAGCTCTTGCCGCGGGGCCTGCACTGCCGCGAACGTGAAGGTGAGCACCCGCAGGCCGTTCGTGAACGTGGCGACGACCGCGACCGGGTTGGACGCGCCGTACAGCGCCGACGCGTCGCCGAGCGAGAGCGGCAGGTTCAGCTCGATGATGCGGTCCGTGGCGACCAGCTGCGTGATGGTCGCGCTGTTCCGGTAGCGGGCCTCCAGGGCGTTCGAGATCGACAGCTCGAACGACCCGACCGCGTACCCCGTCCCGCCGATGGTCACCGTGCAGTCCATCAGGGTGAACGGGCCCCCGGTCTCGTCCGCCGTGAGCGACGGGAACGACCCGGTCACAGTCTCGTCCGCGCCGATGACGCTCAGCGCGAGCTGGAGCGGCGAACCCTCCGACGCGGTGAACCGCGCCGTGTCGACCTTGCAGGACGTGTAGTTGTAGAGCGACCCGCCGCGGAGCGCCCCGAGGTAGAACGACGGCACCGTCTCGGCCAGGGCGTACGTCACCGTCCCCGACCCGCTGCCGTTCGCCCCGAGGATGTACGGGAGGAGCGTGTCCAGCTCGACCGGCGTCGGGGCGAGCACCAGGTTCCCCTCGACCCGCCGCGTCCCGACCCGCACCCGCTCGGACTGGTGGCCGCGGGTGCCCATCAGGAAGTTGCTGTCGATGAACTGCTCGTTGAGCCCGAGCGTGCTCCCCTCGAGGAACGGCAGCTCGACCGTGCCCGGGCTGCTGGCGGCGATGCACAACCGGTTGAAGACGCCGACTGCTGCGGACATGGTCAGCTCCTGGGGAATCGCCCGTAGGCGGTCACGATCACGGCCGTCGTCAGCTCCTGGAACGCCGGCAAGTTCTGGTCAAAGAGTCTTCCCTCGCTCCGGACGCGGCAGTAGGCGACCTGCGACACGTCGGCGAGGCGCTGCCAGTCGAAGGCGTTCCAGAGGGCGACCTGGAAGGCGGTCACCTCCGGCAAACCCGTGGTCTTCGAGGCGTTCACCACGCCGGCGGCGAACAGGCCGACCAGCAGCGAGTACCCGCGGCCGCTCTGGCGGTTCGTCGTCCAGGCCGGGACGTCCTCGACCGGGGCGACCGGGGCGACGCCGATCACGGGGAGGTCGACCACGTTCTTCAGCGAGACGGCCAGGTCGTCGAGCGGCTTGACCGGTGCGCCGAGGTCCAGGGTGGCCACGGCCTTCACCACGGCGTCGCGAATCAGGGCGTGGAAGTCAACCGCCGCCATGCTCCCCCCTGCCGTACCAGTCGCTGACCAGCTCGAAGGCGTCCCGCTGGAAGTCCTCGGTGAGCCCCCAGAACTCGCGGCCCGGGACCGTCACCTCGTCGACGAGGAGAAACTGCGCGACGGCCTGCGGCCCCGTCCCCGCCACCAGCAGGAACCGCCGGGCCTTCCCGGTCGGCCGGAAGCGGAGCGGCGGCCCCTGCCACCGCCGCGGCCCGCCCGACCGTTTCGCCTCCTTGGTCAGCGGGATCGCGAGCATCTTGTTTTTCGCCCGCACCGTCCCGCCCGCGTTCAACAACGCCGCCCCCGGGTGGGCAGTCGTCAGCGTCACCCCGCGCGAGTCGTGCGCGGCCGCGATCGAGTTCATCAGGAACCCGGTGTCGAGCAGCGGCTTGTCGCCCCCGTTCGGCCGCACGTGCCGCAGCGGGGCCCACTTCGCCCCGTCCGGCGTCGTCCCGGTGGTGAACCGGCTCCGGACGTCGGAGAGCATCAGCCGGCCGAGCAGGGCGCCGAGGCGGTCCGGGAGGAGCACCTCCCGGAAGTTCCCCGACGCGCTGACGGCCGTGGACGCCACCGCCCGGCTCGGGTCGCCGAGCTTCAGGAACGGCCGGCCCGCGCGGATGCCGGCCGCCAACTGGCCGAACGTCGACGGGTTCACGCCGGGGCCGAGGCGGTCGCCGGGACCCCCTCGCTCTCGGCCGGCTTCTTGGTGAGGTGCGACACGAGGGCGGCGGCCAGGACCGCGGCGTGGTCGGTCACCAGGATCGCGGCCTCGACGGCGGCGATGCCGTACTCCTTGACCAGCTCGGCCTCGACCGGGCCGAGCACCGGGGCCGCGGCGGGCGGGGCCGGGCCGACGTCGAGCGCGGCCTTGCTGTCGGGGTCGATGATGCTGTACTTCTTCCGGCCGCCGGTCTCGGCGTACTTGCGGCAGACCGCCTCGCCGGTCGCCAGGGGGAACGTCGCGGCGTCGCCGACGTTCGTGGCCCAGATGCTCACCACGTCACCCTCGACGGCGCGGGCGAAAGTGGGGGCGAGGTCGGGCTGGTCGCGGCGGATGTAGACCTTCTCGGGCACGGCTGGCTCTCCTGGAGGGGTCAGAGGGTGTCGTCCATCGTCAGTTGGCGGAGCGGGGCCGACTGGCCCGCGGTGAACGCCTCGTCGGGCCGCTCGCCGGTCGTGATCCGGCCGCCGCCGGCCGGGGCGACGAGCACGCCGTCGATCGTCACCGGCACCGTCTTCAGCTCGTCCTCGACGGCGCAGATCTGTTGCATCAGCCCCGGGACGTTCTCGCCCTGGAGCGACGCCTCGCGGAAGGCGTGGCACAGGCCGATCCGCCGGTTGTACTCGGCCCCGCGGTCCCAGGCGGCGATCTGGGCCGGGCTGAACCGCCGGCCGGCGAGGGTCGCGACGATCGCGTTGTACGCGCTCTCGACGCAGTCCTCGGCGGTCCCGGCCCAGTGGGCGGGCATGTTCGCGCTGTCGCCGTGGCCCATCCGAAGGGCGATCGCCGACGCCAGTTGCTGGGCGGTGATGAAGGCCATCAGGCCCCCGCGAGGGTCAGGGTGTACGTCCGGCCGGGGGTATAGTCGTGCTCGCCCGTCCCGACGAGGCAGAACTGCACCCCGTCCGGCCACTCGAACCGGGTAAGCCAGCCGCCGGGCCGCGGGTCGACCGCCAGGCACTTCATCGCCACCCCGACGGCCTCGGCCGCCAGGTACACGACGATCGGCCGGGCGGCGTAGGCGGGCGGGCTGATCGGCGGCATCGAGGGGGCTCCGTGAAAAACGCCGCCTCGGGCGAGGCCGGGCGGCGTGCGGGCGTCAGGGCGTCGCCGGTCAGTTCAGGGCCGAGGTCGGCACGATCTGGGCGACGTTGTAGTACGGGTTCTGGATCACCGCGCCGCCGCCGCCGGCCGCCACGGTCGGGCTGAACGTCGCGGCCCGGAGGATCTCCCCCATCCCCATCGAGCAAGCGAGCACGAAGTTGTCCTGGCTCGGCGTCCAGCCCTCGTGGACGTACAGGGGCGTGTCGATGTCCCGGCCGACCGGCAGCCTGAACGTGCGGAACAGGTTGATGACCTGCCGGATGAACTTCTGGCAGTCGCTGACGTCCGGGGTGTTGGTAATGCTCAGCTTCACCGCGTCCCACCAGTACCCGTAGCCGAGGCCGAACCGGCCGTCGGCCCAGTACTCGTACTCCTTCAGCTTCAGGGCCTGGGGCGTGTTGGCGTCGGTCAGCAGCTCGCTGAACGGCTCGCGGTCCTGGACGAGCAGCGGCTTGATGGTGGGGTTGGTGGTCACCATCGCCACGACCGTGAACGTCGCGCTGTCGGACGTCGCGGTCGAGCTGTACGTGTCGTTGTTGTCGCCGGTCCCGACGTTGTGGCTGTCGGCGAAGAAGTTGGACCCGTCGAAGCAGGCGTTGCTGCCGCCGTTCGCCATCCACTTCAGGATCTCGAAGCCCGTGTCGCGGATGCCGATCTGGGGGATCGTCCCGATCTGGCGGACGTACCCGCCGACCTGGTCGTCGTCGATGTCCGTCTTCTTCACGCGGACCACGCCGACCCGGTACTCCTTGTTCGTGACCGTGTATTCCTTGTTGGTCAAGAACGTGCCGGGGGCGTAGCCGCGGAACAGCTCCATGCGAGGCATGCTCGACATGTAGGTGTGCGTCTCGACCCGCACCGTCGACGGCATGCGGGTGCAGAACGCGTCGAAGTTGGCGGGCATGACCCGCTCCTCGGCCGCGATCTTGCCCTGCATGAACTCGGTGCGGGCCAGCTGGGTAAAGGCGCTGACGTCCACGCTGATCTCTCCTGCGGTAGAAGGTGAAAGCGGCGGGGACGCCGCGGGTGGTGCGGTCGGTGTTGGGTCAGGCGATCGTGACGCCGGTCTTCACGAGGGCGTACCAGTCGCCGGCGTAGGCCACGAGCACCAGCGAGTTGCCGATGGCCGCGGTCCAGGTCGCGGTGCCGCTGCTGCCCTTGGCGTTGAAGCCCTTGGTGCCGCTGGTCAGCACGTGAGCCTGGGCGGTCGTGGTGATGATCTCCAGGCGCTTGCCGTCGTCGACGCCCGTGGTCGGCGCGGCGATCGTGTAGGCCCCGGCGCCGGCCTTCGACAGGATCGCGACGCCGTTCTTGATGGTGACCGCGCCGTCCGCCGAGAGGATCTGCACGGCCGGCGGCCGGGGCGGGTAGATCGGCTCGACGAGTGCGACGCCGGTCTTGACCACGTCGACCACGACGCCGATCACGTTGCAGTAGGTCGTCGGGGTCAGGGTGCCGGTCTGGTCGTCGCTGGCGTACACCAGCCGCCCGAAGTCGGTGATCGCCACCCCGGAGACGGCGACCTCGAACCGCCAGGGCTGGAGGTACTCGATCTGGTAGTCGCCCGCGGACGAGATCGGGACGACCTGCTTCCCCTCGCCCGGGTGGGCGACGCCGATGAACTCGAGCTTCGCGGTGTCGTCGAACTTGACGGGGTAGCCGGACGCGTTCAGGCCCAGCATGGCCATCGGGTAGTACGTGGCCGCGGCGGCGTGCGCCGGGGCCGGGCGGCGGAAGATCTCGTCCGACCGGCGGACGGCGCCCTTCTTCACGATGTCGGTTGCGTTCGCCACGGTGGTCTCGGCCTCTGCGGGTGGTGGAGGAAGTCGGCCAGGGCCGGCGGCGGTCGCCGGCCCGAGGGGTGTGCGGCGGCGGTCAGGTGCCGAGGTACGTCGCGGCCGTCAGCTCGGGCATCTTCTTCCGCAGCTCGCTGAACTTCTGCACGAACTGCTCGGGGGTCTTGCCCGTCTGGCGGATGGCCTTGGCGTGGACCTCGGCGAACTCGCGGACCTTCGCCTCCTCGTCCGCGCCGACCGGGACGGCCGTCTTGTGCTTCTCCCCGAACCGCGCGATCACCGGCCGCTTCCGGAGCTCGGCCATCTTGAGGTCGAGCGCCGTCACCATCCGGGTCTGGCCGTTTTCGCTGAACCGGTGGACCGTGTGGACGTCGTCCAGCCGGCCGAGGAGGGCCTTGTAGTCGCCGACCTGCGCCGGCAGCATGCGGCCCGCGCGGACCTCCTCCTCGCAGAAGGCGTCGACCCGCTGGAGCTTCAGTGCGTTCTCGCGGACGGCCAGCCGGCGGTTCACCCGCTCGGCGAAGGCCAGCGTCTGGGCGGCCTTCTTCGCGGCGGCGTGGACCAGCGGCATCGGGCGGGCGGGGGCGGTCGGGCGGCGGCGGCCCGGCTCGCTCATCGGCGTGACGGCCGGAACCGCGGCGGCGGCCGGCTGGCCCCCCAGGATCTGCGTGTACATCGCCCGCAGGTCGTCGTCGCTGAGCCCCTGGAGCGTCGTCACGTCCTGCCCGGCCCCGGCCAGCGCCGTGATCAGGCTGTCGCGGTCCATGTTCGCCGCGTTCGCGTCGTCGGCGAAGGTGGTGGCGCTGGTGAGCTGCGAGTACAGCCCCTGCAGCGCGGCGTCGTCCATCCCGGCGAGGCTGCTCGGGTCCTGGCCGAGGTCGGTCAGCGCCTGCACCAGCTGGTCGTGCGACATCCCCGCGCCGTCCGCCATCGGCGTCACGGCGGCGGCCGGGGCCGCGGCGGGGGTCGGCAGGGACTTCGCCAGCTCGGCGAGCCGGTCGGGCGACAGCCCGGCGAGGAAGTCGTCCGACAGGTTGGGCATCGCGGCCTTGATCGCCGCCTTCAGGCTTGCGTCGTCCACGGTGGTTCGCTCCGCAAAGGACAGGATGATCCGTTTCGTGGCCCGCGGAAGCCCGCCCTCCGCGAACACCTTGATTTCTTGCTGGGGCACCGGCTGAGGGAGCGGGGCCAACCGCTTGACCTGCGGCGGGAAGCCGCCCATGAGGCAGTGCCGGCGGATCGCCGGGCCGTGGCGGTTCCCGAAGTCGTCGGTGAAGTCCTCGTACAGCTCCACGCTGCCGCGGTTGTACTCGCGGTTCCGCACCTTCTCGGCGGTCTCCTCGGGGACGTTCACGAGGTCGCCGACGAGCAAGACGTGCCCGGGGTTCGCCGGGTCGGGGACGACCCGCACCGTCTGGGGGTCGACCTGGCCCGCGGCGGGGACGTCGGTCCGCTCCAGCCAGTCGAGCGAGTCCTCGGCCTCGTCGTGGCCGATCCCGCCCTCGGGCGTCAGCGGCTGCGCGACCCCGGGCGGGACGAACCGCCCGCCGAGCCGACGCACGTTCGCCGCGACCAGCCGGACATGGTCCGGCGAGTATTCCTGTCCGCGGTAGGTTCCGGAGCCGAAAAGCTCGACGCCCGGGAGCGTGTACACCGGCATGAGGGGATCATGCCGGCGTCAGTTGCCCGGGCGGAATGGGATGTGCGCGAGATTCTTTTGCGGGGTCAGACGGAGTGCTTCTCGGCCTCGAAGTGCTCGCACGTTCGGCCGCACCGCTCGTGGCCGCCGAAGAAGCGGTCGCAGAGACCGCACTCCTCGCACCAGCCCCCGGGCATGGACCAGGCGTGACAGCCGAACCAACATGGGGGAATGCGGATCGCGAGAGCCCACCTCCAGAGTCGCTTCAGCATTTCAACCTCACAGCTTGAGAACATCTGCCAGGGCTTTCGCAAAGTCGTCCGGACCGGGGTTGGTGCGTATGGAGACGGCGCGGTCGTCGACGTAGGCGGTCGCGATCGGCTTCCCCTGCCCTACGTAGACGTCTCCGAAGGGTATGTTGTGCTGGCTGAGCCACCCGCGGATGAAGGAGGCCGCCTGATCCGGAGTCCAGTCGTTCGGTCGATTTAAGCCGGGGTCGTCACACTTGGTTCTGGTCGTGAATACGACGACGTGAAACTCTCTTTGCACCAGCTCCCGCATGAAATCGGCAGCTCCAGGGCGAGGCTCGCCGATGTGGAAGTCGCCGTGCCAGTGCTCGTAAGTTGCGAGCGTTCCGTCGAGATCGACGCAGACGGTTCGTGCATGCATGTCAGCCTCCGAAGGTCACGGTGCGGGTCTTGTGGGTCGGCCGGTTGGCGGGCCGGGGCGGCCGCTTGCTGGCCTCGTCGATGAGCTGGGCGATCTTGCGGGCATCGCCGCCGCTGTCCTCGAGCCGATCAGCGAGCCAGACGGGGTCTGGCGTGAACGCGATCAGCACGCTCTTGTCCGGCGTGTGCGCCGGCCTTCCCTGGAGCAACTGGTCGATGTTGCCCTGTTCCAGGACGATGATTTTCAGCCCCTCGCCTTGCAGGTACAGCATGCTCACTCCTCGGCCCCGGCCCGGGACGCCGCGGCCCCGTAGCTGGACTCGTCGATCAGTGCCTGGGTGGTGACGGAGATCAGCAGGACGTCGTTCTTCCCGACCCAGGTGTACAGGAAGAAGACGTGCTCGTGCTTCAGGACGCCGACGTCGAGATTGTCGGCGCGGAACCGCCGCTTCCGGCGGAAGTCGGCGAAGAACGCGTGGGCCTTGTTCTCCAGCTTCCGGCTGGGCAGGGTCGCCAGCCTCGCCCGCTCGACCAGCCGGCCCACGGGCTCGCCGACCCGGTCGCGGAATCGGTGCTCCGCGTGGCGCGTCGTGTGGATCGTGACTCCCTCGAGCATGCCGCCTCCCTGGTGTCAGGCGTCGACCAGCCGCCGGAGCGACCGGGACTTGCGGAGATTCCCCATCGCCCGCTTCAGCCGCTGCTCGACCGTCTGCCGCGGGAGGCCCATCCGCTTCGCGAAATCGACCATCCGCTCGCCGCCGAGCATGACGGCGCGGACCGCGGCGGCTTGATCGGGCTTCAGCGTCGCAACCGCGGCCTCCACCGCGGCGGCAGTCGCCCCGAGGTCGAGCGCGCGGTCGTGCTCTTCCTCGTGGCCGTCCTGCATCAGGGCGAGACGCGGGTCGGAGGAGTCCGGCCGGATCGGGGCGTCGTAGCTGGCCGTCGGCACGCAGTGCCAGAACGGGGCCGCAGTGCCGCTCGTCCTGGCTCCCGCGTTCGACTCGCTGATCACCGCCTTGAGCAGATGGTTTCGAACCCAGTGCCCGGCGTAGGTCAGGAACTCGATGCCGCGGTCCGGGTTCCAGCGGGTGGCTGCCTCGGCCAGGGCTAGCACCGCCTCCTGGCAGAGGTCCTTGTAGCTCAACCGCCATGCCCACGGCGACCCGCCGCCCTGAGCGGCCATGAACTTTCCGGCCTGGAAATACGCGAACCGCTCGGCCCCCTCGACCTTCCGCTGCCGCTCCTCGGCCGTGAGGTTGTTTCGGTACGGGTTGTCGCGGCGGTCGGTCTTCTTGTTCAGGATCTCGGCCGCCCACGACTTGCCGATCCCCAGCTTTTCCGCGATCTCCCGTGTCGACAGCCCCTTCGCCCGCAGCTTGCGGGCTCTCCGCTTAAGCGACTCCCGGGCCGTGGCGTCCATACTCTCACTCCCTCAGCAGGTACTGGAGGATTCCCGCCAGCGCCATCAGGGCGGCGAACGTCAGCGGCGGGAGCCACTGCCGCCAGAGCACCGCCTGGTCGGTCGGCAGGTCCTTGAGCTGTTCGGCCCGCTCCTCCAGTTCGGCGAACCACTCCTCACGCGGCTCACGCCCGGCGTCGAGCAAGAGGCATGGTTCGGCGACCACGAGCTTCACCGGGCCGTCAACCCGCCGCTCGACCGGGCAGCGGCCGAGCGGGCGAACTCGCGGGCCTACTGGTGATCGGACGCGGGGATCGCGTCCATGTACATAACAAGGCACTCCGTCAATCGCTGGCGGTAGTGCCGCTCGCACTCCTGCTGGGCATCCTCAGCGGCCTTGTAATTTGTGGGCCAAGGGTCGACGGAAGGGCGGGGCATGTTCACAATCCACCAGCCGCCCTCCTGGTTGGTTGCAATGATGAAATTTCCAAAGACGGTGCGGGCGACACGCTCCTGGTCGCCCGGCAACGTCTTCCACTCCAGCGGCTTGATCCGGTACAAGATCCCCGTCACGAGCTTGCCTCCTCTGCGCGGCCAGGATCTCCTGAATCCGCTCGTGGATCGCGTCCCGCCCCGGCGTGGGGTGGATGTCGTTCCAGATGTGCCGCGGCCGCAGGCCGATCGGCGGGGCCGTCAGGGGCTGGAAATCGTCGGTCGTCATGCTTCAACCCTCGCTCCCCCGGCCGCCAGCCGCCGCCACTCGTACTTTGAGACGGGAGTTGGACTGCATCTGCAATTAAAAACTCTCGGGCCGCGCACCTGGGGGAACGGCGCGTCGGCCGGCCAGTACCGCCCGATCAGCGGGCGGTGGTCGTCGCCGGTCCGCGAGTCGAGAATCCCGTCGTACCGCCAGACGGGGAAGAACTCGCGCATGTCCGGCTCGCTCATCTCCGCCGCGGTGCCCTGGTTGTAGGCGTCCATGACGTTCGTCCGGACCACCATGTCCGCGTACTGCGGGTTCCGCGGGCTGACGCCGGCCGAGTCGAGCAGCTCCTGCACGTCGGGCGTGGTCGAGACGCCGGTCTCCAGCGCCCGGAGGATCGCCCCCTTCACCTTCTCCAGGATCACCTGATCGGTCGCGTGCGCGAGCGTGAAGGCGTGCCGGTCGAGCAGCGGGCCGTACCGCTCGGCACCCTGAGCCAGCGAGGGGACGAGCCCCCGGAAGTAGTCGACGGCCTTGCGGGGCGGCAGCGCGGGGATGGGGCTGTAGCCCTTGAACGGGTCGGGGAGCGGGTCGCCCTCGGCGAAGTCCTCCTGCCCGGCAAGCTTCGCCTTCTCCCTTACCCGCGCCCGGCCGAGCAGGTCGCCCGCCGCGATGATCCCGGCGAGGCTGTCGGCGAGCTGCTGGTGCTCCTCCGGGGTGAACAACACCGCGGCGCGGAGCGGGGCGTCGCCGGCCAGCAGCCGCCCGATCGCCGTCCGCGACAGCTGCACGATGAGCGAGGCTGTCTGCCGGTGCGACTCCCGCAGCAGGTCAGCCGCTCGCTTCCCGTCCGGCCCGCCGAGGCCGACGTCCGGCGACGCGGGGGCGGGGGCGTCGCTGAACACCGTGAACCCGCAGCGGTGCGTCAGGACGCGGGCGAGCGTCGCCGGGTCGACCTCGGCCCCCTCGGCGAACTGCTGCTGCACCCCCGGCCCGCCGTTCGGTCCGTACTCGGGGAACCACTTCTTCCGGATGCTCTCCCCGGTGGCGTGCCCGCCCGCCTTGACGATGTGGTAGGCCCCGACCGCGGCGACCGGGGCGAGCGCGAACCCGGCCCCGGTGCCGATCAGCCCCGCGGCAACGGCGATCGCCGGGGACGCCGCGACGGCCGCCGCGGTCGTCAGCCCCGCCGCCCACCATCCGAACGGGCCGGCGACCTTGGCCAGGCCCCGGGCGAACGCCCCGAGGACTTTCATGGCGGCCGTCGCGACCGCCCCGCCGGCCGACCGCAGCCACGACGTGAGCTGGAAGGCCCACCGCCGCACGCCCGTCGATTCCCGAAGCGTCGCGAGCTGGCCGAGGTGGTCGCCGAGCCCCTTCGCCGCCTCGGCCGGCATCTCGGCGGCCCGCACCGCCTGTGTCCACGCCCCTTGGACGTGCGCGGGGTCGACGGCGGGGATGCCCTCGCCCTGCGACGCCCACCCGTTGACCGCCTCGACCGCGTGCTCCTGCACCTTCCCGGCGGCGGCCTCGTCGCCCCCGGCGGCCTTCTCGACGTGCTGCGCGAGCGCGGCCTCGGCGTCCTGGCCGTACAGCACCTCGCCCGCGTCCTCGCCCGTGCCGACCGCCTTCACGCCGCCGGTGCGTGACCTCTCCTCCTGCCAGGCGAACGAGTCGTAGATCTGGTCCACGACGGGCGGGGTGGCGAACCCGCCGACCTCCTCGGCCCAGCTCGTGAGCGTGGGCTGGTCGATGCGCGGGTGGGTGTCGTCGGGCTTCATGGGGCTCCTTTCGAGGCGGTAGGCACCAGTTCAATCGCGCGGGCGACCCGCCACCCGTCGGACCCGCGGTTGTGGTCGAGCAGCTGCGGCACGAGGACCTCGCACCACTGCTCGAACAGCATCCAGCCCGTCTCGCTGTTGACGTCCCAGATGAGCCGCTCGGCCGCGGTGGTCCGCACGACGGCGACCCAGTGCGTGCGCTTGTACCTCGCGGCGATCGGGACGCCCTCGGCCATCCAGGGGCCGAGGAACTGGACGAACATCAGGCCGCGGCAGGGGTGCGACTCCCCCGGCCGCGGAGTGCGGTGCTCGACGCCGGCCTGGCGGAGCGCGGCGAGCATGTGCGTCGGGTTGACCCACCCCCGGTAGCCGGGAAACAAGCGGCGGACGTCGTTGACCTCGCACCCCAGCGCCGCGGCAAGCGCCGAAGGACCGCAGGCGGCACCCCACTCGCGGTACGCCTCGTGAACGTCGGTGGGCTCGTACAGCGTGGCGATGGGGGCCTTCATGGCGGGCTTGCTCCGTTGCGGGTCGAAGGCTATCAGCCCTGCGGGAGGGCCGCACATGGGCTGGGGATTCCCGCCGCCGCAGCGCGAGCTACGGGCCGGCGACGTCGTCACGGTGAACGCGAACAGCCTGGTCGTCCTCGTCGAGGAAGTCGGCAAGCGGTCGAACCGGGGCGTGCAGAAAGCCCTGTGCTCCTGGACCGCCCTCGGCATCCGGCAGGAGTACTGGTTCGACACCGCCGGCCTCACGCTGGTGGAGAACCCGCCGCTTGACCGGCCGGCGCGGTGACCAGCTTCGCGGCCAGCGCCGCGGCCTCCCGCCGCCAGCCCTCGATCTCGGCGAGCAACTCGGGCGGCGGGTCGGCGGGGTTGTGCTTGCCCGTGGTGAAGAACGCTTGTCGTCGCACGACGTCGACCGGTTGGATCGGGTCGCCCGCCTTGAGGCCGCGCTGCGGCTTCGCCAGTTGCCAGGCGTCGCCGGGGAGCCGGAACGCCCGGCGGCCGTACTCGACCTTGTCGCCGGCAATGACCGGCACGTCCTGAATCGCCAGGTCGACGTCGAGGGTGAACGGCTCGCCGACCGTCATGCCCAGGCCGCCGAACGGGCTGAGCACGTCTTCGTCCAGGTTGAACGAGGTGAGGAATCCGTAGTAATCGTTCGTCGCGACCCGCTGCATCAGGAAGTGGCCGCGGTAGCGGAACACGTACAGGCACTCCGACTCCCGCACCCAGGCGATCCGCGTGTTGAACGGCAGTTGCTTGTACAGCCCGCCGACCAGGACGCCCTCGACGAACTCGACGTCTTCCTCGGCGACGATCGGGCAGACGGTGTGTTTGGTGGCGCTCATGCTCGTGCCCTCGCAGAGGTCGGGAACTCGCGGACGCGCAGGTCGTCCGGCCACTCGGCGGGGTCGCCGCCCTTGGGGTCGCGGATCGTGAGCATCTGCATGACGTGCAGCGTCTGCCAGCCGGTCTCCGGGTCAACCGCGGGCGGCGGCCGGTCGTCCCCGGCCGGGTTCGACCCGAGTTGCTTCACGAACACGGCGACGCCGGCGGCGACGCACTGCCGGACGACGTCCCTGATCCACTCGACGCGGCACGGTCGGGCGTCGTGGCCGCTCTCGCCGCCGCAAATTACCCACCTCGATTCCGGCCCGCGGAGGCAAAGATCGCAAGTCCCCTCAGCGTCGCACTGGCAATCAAGGAACCGCGACAGGTCGACCGGCCCCAGCAGCGGCTCGACGGACAGGAACCGCACGGCCGCCGGCACCCGCAGCAGGTGCGGGATACGCTCGTCGGCGGCCGCCTGGTTTTCGACGCTGGCGCCGAACCACACGTTGGGGAACGACCCGTCGTCGTGCCACCCTTCCGGCAGCATCCGCGCGACGTTCTCGGGCCGCTTCGTCAGGAGCTGCCAGTCGAGGGCGGGCGTCGCGTCGATGAGGTCGAACAGCCGGCGGCGGACGTCGTCCATCGTCAGGCGGCGCGGGGCGCGGTCGCTTCGGCACGTCGGGCTACACTCCCGCTGCTGGTAGAGCATCCACTCGCCGCAGTCGTGGCAGATGCACGCCTCAGCGTCGTAGCCGACATGGTTCGAGAAGTGGACCGGCTTCTTCCAGTCCTCGAACACGTCCGCCATCGACGCGCAGAACACGCGGCGTCGCTCGCCCGCCTCCGCGGCCGCCCGGTTCCACCGCACGGGCTCCCGCCACTTCGACTCGCTGGCGACCACCCGTGTCCCGTTCGGCCCCCAGACGCCGAGGACGCCGGGGGACCGCTTCGCCTGCGAGTCGGCGTAGCAGTGTGCGCAGCCGGCCGACACCTTTGTGCAGCCCCGCCAGGGGTTGAACGTGTGGTCGCACCACTGGATCTTCGTGACTTCGCCCATCACCGCGCCCTCATCAGGTTCCGCACGACTTCGTTCGCCTCGTCCAGCCGCGTGATGACGCTCACCGTCTCGCCGTTCACGTACTTCACGGCGTACTTGCCCAGCCGTGACTTCACCCGCACCACGACGAACCGCCCGTCGGTCGTGCGGTAGCACGAGCGGTTCCGCTCGTCGGTGTGGGGCTCCCAGCCCGGGCCCATCATGTTGCGGCGCATGGGCCTCACCGGGGGACGAACGGCAGGGTGAGCCCCTGCTGGTCCTGGTACTTCCCCCGCTTGTCGGCGTAGCTCGTCCAGGCCGCTTGGACGTTGGCCAGGGTTCGTCGGAAACATTCGGCTGGAACGCCCGTCTGGCGGTGGTCGCCGACTTCCTGAAGCTGCACCCAGTGCCCCTTCGGGGTCTTGGCTCGCGACCAAAATCGCCCCTGTCGGGCCTGCTGCGCCGTCATGTTCCCATCTGCCGAAGCGACGTTCAGGTATCTGCTCAGCTCCAGCTGAGCGTGCGGCGAGCCGCCGAGCAGGTGAACAGGCCGCCGGGCGAACTCCCACAGGGCGCAGGTTGTGCCGCCGTAGCTGGTCGGCACGCTGTAGCCGAGTACAACCGGCCGGCCGCCGATCTCAACCGGCACGTCCGCGACTCGCCCAGGCACCTTCGGAATGACAACGATACGTTTGACGTGCGGGGCGATCGTCTCGGCCCAATTCGCCACGTCCGGCCACTGAGCCTCTTGTTCCCAATCCAACACGGTCGCCACCTCCGGCTTGTGCGTCTCGACAGCGCGGGCGTAGGCGGTCAAATCTGGCCGCCGCCAATCCTGGTCGGCAAACCAGACGGGCTGGTAAACGGTGGCGGGAAGCCGGGCTCCGTACCGCCAGCCGCATTCAACGGCGATCCTCGCAAACTCGGGGTTGCCGTCGGCGCAGTACACAAGGTCCACACCCGCAGTTGCGGCTTGTTCGGTGAGGCGTGCCATCGAAAACCCATCGCCTCCCAAAACAGGTTTGCCTCGTATTCGGCCGGGCAAGTCGCCCGTAGCGCAGCCCCGGGGTGCCTTGCTGCCACCTCGCGAACGAGGGACCGGCCTATCCCCCGGCGACGGCTGCCCGGCAGCACGATGATTTCGCGAATCGTCACCACCCCATCTCGCCGCCGGTGAAAGCGGCACATGCCGCCGTTCACCAGCAACAACTTCCCTTCGCGGGCCGCTTCTGCCAGTGCGACAAAAATCATGGCAACACCCCGCCGTCCACAAAAGGCAGCGTCAATCCGGGTTGGTCCTGGTACTTGCCCTTCTTGTCCGCGTAGCTCGTCCGGCACGGCTCCTGCGCCTTGAGGAACAGGATCTGGGCGATCCCCTCCCCGGCGTAGATCTTGGCCGGGAGCGGGGTCGTGTTGCTGATCTCGATGGTCACCCGGCCGCGCCACTCCGGCTCCAGCGGGGTCACGTTGACGATGATCCCGCAGCGGGCGTAGGTGCTCTTGCCCACGCACACGCACAGGACGTCGCGGGGGATCTCCAGGTACTCCACCGTCTCGGCCAGCGCGAAGCTGTTCGGCGGGATGAGAATGGAATCCCTGTCGATGAGGTCGGTAAACAGCTTGGGGTCGAACGCCTTGGGGTCGATGACCGCCCCGAGCGGCGGCCGCTCCCACGGGGCCACCTTGAAGTTTCGCCCCACTCGCACGTCGTAGCCGTAGCTGGTGACGCCGTAGGAGATGACGCCGGGCCGGCTCTGCTGGGGAGCAAAGGGCTCGATCTTCACGTCGCGTTCAATCATCCAGTCGGGGAGGACGCCCATCGGTCAGCCCTCCCCGCCGAGGTCGTGGGCGAGGGCCGGGTGCGCGACGGGCGCCCGGACGCCGGCGATCTCGGCGGCCTGGAGGCGGAGCCACTTGGCGTTCGCAGCGAACCCGGCCTTCTCCATCGACGCCGCGGTTTGCGCGATCAGCCGGTGCAGGCTGGCGTTCTCGGCCTGAACGTCGGCGAGCGCCTCCGTGAAGTCCTCCAGCGGACCGTGGTTCATGCTCATGCCTTCCTCGCGAGGGGGTTCTCCAGGTGCGGCTGGACCGCGTCCAGCCCGCGTTTCGCGACGCACGCCGGGCACGCCTGTCGAGCGTGGGCCAGCGTCTCGCCGAAGTCGACCACCGCCCAGCACGACACCGTGCGGCCGCACTCGGTCGTGTACCGACGCTCCCCGGTGCGGACCCGGGCCAGGTGCGTCGGGCGGTCGTAGTAGAGGCCCACGGGGTCAGCCCCTCCCGACCATCGTGTCGAGCGTGGCGACCGTGCCGCGGATCAGGTTGAGGCCCTTCGCGACCTCCTGCATGCGGATGGCGAGATCTCGGCTCGCGGCAAGCGCGTCGACAGCGTGCTTCCGTGCGGTCTCCCGCATCTCCGCCGCCTCAGCCTCCGCCTTCTCCGCTCGCTGCCCGGCCTCCCTCGCCCCGTTCTGGGCGACCTCGACCGCGGCCCGGGCCGTCGCCAGCTCGGCTTCCGCTGCGGCGATGGCTGCGGTCAGCCTGTCGCACTCGCCCCGGGCCTCGTCCCGCTCCTGCTTCACGCGCTCGCGGGCGAGTCGCACGGTGGCCAAGTCGCCCCTGGCGCGTTCCAGGTCCGCCCGAACCACTTCCAGGCCGGCGGTCAGCTCGGCGATCCGCTCGTTCCGCACGAGCACCCAGCCCCAGACGCGGCGGGCGAGCCGGGCCTTGCGGTCGGCCCGCTTGAGGGCGGCCTCACGCCGGGGACAGGTCGGCACGCGGCGGGCGATCGTCGCCGACACCGGCCGCGACAGGGTCAGGCCCTTCAGCCACTTCAGGACGTTCATCCGCGGTTCCCTCCACACAAAACTAGTCATGACTAGGAATCATAGTAGCCTAGTATAATGTGGATGGCAAGCCCCGTGGCGGGGCGTGCGTTCCCGGCATCGCCGCAACCTCTGGCAGACTCACCCGAAAGGGCTAACATGACGCGCATGGCAAAGAGCAAGAATCCCGACCAGAAGCCGCCGCGGAAGCGTGCCCGGGGCGTGTTCGTGACCCTGGACGCCGAGACGGCCGCGGCCCTCGACGCCTTCCTGAAGGCCCAGCCCGTGCCGCCGACCGAGGCCGCGGTCGCCCTCAAGGGGCTGCGCGACCTGCTCCAGGACCTGGGGTATCTCACGCCGAAGGGCTGAGGTCAGCCGAACAGCCCGGGCGACTTCCCGCCGCCGGCCGCCTCGCGGGGCTGGACGTCGCCGGCCGCCAGGGCTTCCCGCACCGCGGCCAGCGCCTTCGCCCGGAGCATCGGGCGGGCGCCGGCCCCGGCGGTCGTGTACTCGACCGCGTACCGGTTCAGCAGGTCGGACAGCGGCCCCTTCAGGTGGGCCTGCCGGTCGAACGTGTCGACCGAGTCTTCCGCCCGCTCGGCGATCTTCCGGTTCTGGAGCGTGTTCAGCTGGTTCCCGGCGACGGCCCCGAGCGCCGACGCCCGGCGGACCGACGCGCCGAGGCGGAAGTCCTTCGCCTCCTTCGCCAACTCGTTCCGCACGTACGACTTCAGCTCCGCGCGGGACAGGTACGTCGAGTCCTCGTCGTCGACCGGGCCGAAGAGCGAGCCCTGGGTCGACTGCACCTTCGGGGCGAGGGCGTACTCGCGGGCGAGGGCCTCGACGGTCGCCCGCGGCATCGGCCGGCCCTGCTTGTCTTCGGCGGCCTGGACCATGCCGAGCACCTTCCGCTGGTCCAGGTGGTCGGGCAGGTGCTTCGCCACGCCGAGGGCGTGCTCGACCTCCAGCCCGCCCGCGGCGACCTTGCGGAAGAGGTCGGGGTCGAGCCGGGTCAGCAGGTCGGCGTCGCGGGCGACGGGGCCGGTGAGGCTCACGCCGGCCTGCTCGAGGTCGGCGACGCCGCGGCCGGAGTCGCGCAGGAACTTCGCGGCGTCGACCGCCGTCCCCCGGCCCTCGGCGATGTTGATCAGGGCCCCCTTCGCCCGGGCCTCGCCCGCGTCCCGCGCGGTCAGGTAGCGGACCGAGACGTCGGCCGCGTTTGAGCGCTTCGCCAGGTCGAGCCGGTGGTGCCCGTTGACGACGTAAGTTTTCCCGTCGGCCGGGTCCTTCCAGACGGCGATCAGCCCCCCGAGCTCCGGGTTCCAGGTGCGAGCCGCCTTCAGTTCGTTGCCGACGCCGGTCTTCGCGTCGGTGTTGAGCTTGAACTGAAACCGCCCCGGGTCGACGGCGATCTGCTGCGGGTCGACCTGGTAGACGCGGCCGGGCGCGGGCTGGGCGGGCGGGGCGAACTCGCCGCCGGCGGCCGGCTGCTCCGGGGCCGGGGGCTTGGCCTGGCCGCGGCCGAACAGGCGGGCGAGAAGCCCGGGCTTCTGCTCGGGGGCCGGCGGGGGCGAAGCCGGCGGCGCTGGGGTGGGCGTGGGGGCCGGGGCGGCGACCGTTTGCGTGATCCGTTTGAACCCCGCCCGGTCGTAGTGGGACACGTCTTCCGGGTCCTTTTCATCGACCCGGACGATTCGTCCGTCCGAGTGCTGGGCCAGATAGGAGCCCTCGATACTGCGGTTCGTCTGCTTGTACTTGTCGTTGGCGTCGCCCTTGGTGGAAGCCGTGCGAGCGTCTTTCGCCTTGGCGCGAGACTCGGCTTCTCGCTCCATCGCCTCCTGCTCGGCCAGGTGCCGGTCGATCACCGCCTTGGTGATCTGGGGAAACAACTCGGTCGGGTGCGCAACTCGGCCGTCCGGCAATCGGATGTAGTGCCGCAGCATCGAACCAGTGATGTCGGACCGCAAGAAGTGCTCGGGCGAATGCGGATAGCCCATGATTGGGTCGTCGCTGTCTCGGTGGTAACCCTTGATCTCGCTCTTTGCAAGTTTCGCTTCCTTGTAACGGTCCGTCACAGAGCGGAGCACCTCCTCCCGTTCGGCAGGCGTCAAGACCCGGCCAGCCTCGTAGCGGACGGCCTTGGTTTTCTGGGGTGCTGATGCCGGTTCGGGTTGCGCGACAGGGGCGGGCCGCTCGACCGCGGCAGGCGGAGCGGGCGGCGGGCTGGCGGGGGCTGCCGTCGCCGCGGCCGTGGCGGGGGCGGCCTGGTCCCTCCCGGCCTTCATCCGCTGGTAGACGGGATCGGTCAGCACCCGGCCGCCGCTCGACCGCCACTTCCCGCCCTCGATCTGCGTCCACTCGGCCGCGGCGAACTCCTCGTAGTCCATGTCCTCGCCGAACGCCTCGGCCTGCACCCGAGACAGCCGCTCGACGACGTGCTCGACGAGGTCGGCGACCAACTCCGAGAGAGCGTCGTCGTCCAGGTCGAGGGGCTCGCGGCCGTCCGCGGCGAGGTCCTCGTCGATGATCGACCGCAGCTCGGCCAGGAAGTCGAGGTGGTCGTAGCCGAGCACCCCGTCGTCGCCCTCGGCCATGAAGTAGACCGGCGGCTGGAACTCCCCGCGCATCTGCCGCCGCTCGGCGACCGCTTGCCGGTTGTTCTGCCAGCGGGTCGCGACCTTGGCCGGGGCGTCGGGGTTCCGCTGCGTCGTCATCAGCCCCGGGACGTTCCGGGTGGCCAGCTTCATCGGGGCCTCGATCGCCGCCCACGCGACCGGGGAGACGACCGACGACAGGAACGTCTTCGCCGGCCCGGCGAGGTAGCCGAGGGGCGCGCCGGCCGCGGACAGGCCCTTGGTCGCGATCAGCCCGCCGACCTTCTTCGCGGCCTGGGTGCCGTAGTACAGCCCCTGCGCGGCGAGCGACGGGATCAGCCCGTACTTGCGGCGTAGCGCCTTGAACCGCTGCACCGCGGCGTCCCGGGCCAGTCGCGCGGCTTCGGCCCCGCCCGCCTTGACGCCCGCCTGCTCGGTGCGGTCCGCCACCCGGCCGGCGCGGGCCGCCTTCCGGTTGGCCTCCCGCTCGATCGCCCGGCCGACGCCGGCGGTCACCGAC